GCCCGACTAATGATCGAACGGAAGCTGGCAAGCTGATTGATAGCCTGCGGGTGCCCATGGCTGCCGCGCGCGATCTACTCGAAGAGCAGGAGGCCGCATAATGCCTCACAATCCTTCAGCAACGACCAACTGGCTCACCATTGATGCTTATGTGGAAGAGGTGGTGTTGTGAGCCGGTCTGGCTACAGCGACGACGGCGACTTTGACGCCCGCGAACTAGGCCGGTGGCGCGGCGCGGTCGCAAGCTCCATTCGTGGCAAGCGCGGCCAAGCGTTCCTACGCGAACTGATCGAGGCTCTCGACGCACTGCCTGAGAAACGCCTCATCGCGCACGATTTGTACGACGGAACCAACGTCTGCGCAATCGGTAGCGTCGGGCTCAAGCGCGGCACCGACATGTCAGTGCTGGACCCGGAGGATAGCGAACGAATTGCTGGCACGTTCGGCATTGCCGATCCGCTGGTCCGCGAGATCGAGTGGATGAATGACGATGTATTCTGGAGCGAAACGCCGGAAGAGCGCTGGCAGAAAATGCGGACGTGGGCCGTCAACAATCTCAAAGAGGAGGCCGCATAATGGCCGAGATCCTTCCTCTCCATCGCCCGACCACAATCGAGCAATCCTATGCTCGTCAGGGCAAAGCGTTTCGCCCTGATCCCATCGACCTCAGAGTCAACCAGCTAAAGCTAAGGGTGCATCCGCCGATACCTGTTTTGCAGGTGTGTTTCATGTTCGTCGTGGCGGCATTCATTGGAGTGCTGCTGGCGACTGGTGGTGTGCTGTGAGCGCGGCGGCTGATCTCGTCATTCGCACCGCGCGCAAGGCTGGCCCGTGCGCCAACGCTGCGGCGGCAAAGCGGGGTGTCGAGTGGGCGCAGCACTGCAACCTCATGATCGCCGCTGGCGACCAATACGCCGAGGGCGACATGAACCTCGATAAAGCTGGCGGCTTTGGTCGTGACCGCTTCTGTATGTCCTGCGCTGAGCGGGGGCTGCTGTGACTGACCGCCTCATCACCGCCAATGCCTCGCAAGTCTCAGGCGCTGACTTCGCCCGTTCGCTTGGCCTGAACATCCGCACTCCCGAACAGAAGATCGCCGAATGGGAGGCTGGCGTACAGCGCTACGTCCAGCTGATCCGCAAGGGCTGCGATCTAGACAGCTACGGCAATCCCCAAGTCGCCGAAGCGAAGAAGCGTATCGCAGAGGCCGAGCAAACCATCCTTGGTCACACGGCTGACGATTGGACCGTTGAAGTGAAGGAACTGCCGAATGGTGTTTGGAGGGCAGTCGCATGAAGCGGCGGGGAAAAATGCTGTCGCGAGCAGTGTTTTGGACGCTCGGCGCGCTGCTCGGCTTCTTTACCAGAAAGTGGCTTGGCGGACACCCCAACCCCGAGACTTTCGTGAGCTTCTGGTCAGGGATGATGCTCGCTTCGGTCTTTGTCCATTTCGATCCGCCGGAAATCGATCGTTGGGAGCAATCCGCATGACCTCCCTCCGCTCCACCATCACCAAAGCAAACGCAATGAGCGCCGAGTTCGATCGTGCAGCTCACGCTCTCAAGCGCGGCGATTTCACCGCTTTCGATGAAGCAATGGATAGGTTCAAGAGGATTAAGGGCAATGGGTAAGGATTTGGGCGCCATTTCCGGCTCTCGTGAACCGAGCCCTAGCGGTCTCGGCCCTTCGGGCTTCGATCCGGGGCGCGAGTTGCCGCCGCGAGATTGGCGCGGAAGATTCGGGACGGTCGTCTGTGTCAACGGGCATGACCGCTGCTTCTACGGCCCATCACTGGAATGCCCGTACTGCGAAGTGCGGAGCGGAAAGGAGTCCGCATAATGGCAACGCGAGCAATCAAGCCGGTCGAAACCGTCCAGGACGCGCTCGACGAAATCGACCGCAAGCGCAACATCGCGCAGCGCATCGCCGCAGTCATGGGCGAAGTCGATTACGTCCAGAAGCAGAAGCCCAAGGACAACGGGATGAAATACTCCTTCGTCTCGCATGACGCGGTGACAGCTAAAGTCCGCCCGCTGCTGCACAAGCATGGAGTGGTTTACTACCCGCGCGAGCTGCACGTTACGCAGAGCGGCAATCGAACGGAAGCGATCTTCACGGTTCGCTTTGAGAACGTGGACGACCGCACCGATTACATCGACGTTGCGACGTTTGGCTATGGTGTGGACGGCCAGGACAAGGGGCCAGGCAAGGCCATGTCCTACGGCGTCAAGTATGCGCTGCTGAAGGTGCTCGGGCTCGAAACCGGCGACGATCCGGAGAACGAGCAAGGCTCCGATGCCGACTACAATCCCAACGCCGCCACTCCCGGCTTCATCACGCCACAGCAGCGCGACGATCTAGAGGCACTGGCCGGCGAAGTTGGGGCCGACATTCCCCGCTTCTGCAAATACTTCGGCGTCAAGACGCTCTCCTGCATAACGCCGGATCGATACGCGGCGGCAGTCGAGGCCCTGAACGCCAAGCGCAAGGAGCCTGCCAATGTCTGAGCAGGGATCGCAGGAATGGCTTCTGGAGCGCTGCGGCAAGGTGACAGCCTCGCGCATCGCGGATCTGATGGCAACACGGCGCGACGGGCAACCCTCGTCTGACCGCCTCAACTACAAGGCTCAGCTCGTTGCCGAGCGCCTGACAGGCTGCGTTGCTCCATCATTCACCAATGCCGCGATGATCCACGGCACGGAGACCGAGCCGGAGGCGAGGAGGGCTTATGAGTTCTTTGTCGATCGCGACGTGCAGCAAATCGGCTTCGTCCCGCATCCGGAAATTGAGATGTCGGGTGCTTCGCCTGATGGTCTTGTTGGAGACGACGGACTGTTGGAGCTCAAATGCCCCAACACCGCCACGCATATCGAAACGCTCCTGACGGGACGCATTCCCGACAAATACCATAAGCAGATGCAGTTCCAGATGGCCTGCACTGGCCGCGCCTGGTGCGATTTCGCCAGTTACGACAACCGGATGCCCGAGCGGATGCGGTTGTTCGTCAGGCGTGTCGCCCGCGACGAAGGCGAGGTTGCCGAGATCGAGGCGGCGGTTCGCGCCTTCCTCAACGAGATTGATGAGACTGTGAACCGCCTACGGGCGATCTGCGAAGAAAGAGAAGCAGCATGAGCAAGCGAATGAACATTGCCACTCCGCGCAAGTCGAAGGACGGCAAGACGTTCTGGACGAACATCGGGACCGCCTGGTTCAACGACAACGGCGGCATTCAGCTGGTGTTCGATGCACTGCCGATACCGGACAGCGAAGGGCGGGTTGTCGCCAATCTGTTTGAGCCGCGCGAGCGCAGCGATGCTCCGCGAAACCAAACGAGCGGAGGGCGAGCGCCGGCATATGACGAGGAAGAGGCCCCGTTTTGACCCTCCCCGCTCGCCTAAAGGAAGACCACTTCAAGCCGAAGGAGCGGCTGCGCTCAACCGCGCATCGCGATTGGGTGCGCTCGCACTATTGCAGCGTTCCAGGTTGTCAGTTGGTGCCCATTGAGGTCGCGCATGTGAACCGCGCTTCAACGCGAGGCGTCGGCCAGAAGAGCAGCGATGCCTTCACGCTGGCCCTCTGCCGGGAACACCATGCCGAAAGTCACAGAGGCGAGCGGACGTTTGAACGCAAGTACGGCTTCACCATGCTTGCCAAGGCCGAAGAGTTCTTCCGCGCTTCGCCGCACCGCCACAAGCTCGATACCCCGGAGGAATGGCGATGAACGCTCAGACCGCAATCATGCCGCTCGAAGAGAAGTACGAACGAGCGCTTCAATCGCTAGGCGATAAGCTAGCAGAATGCGCCCAGGCTCGCGGGGATGCCGAGCGCCTTGAGGGTCGCCTGAAGCAGCGCAAGGCAATCTTGACTCTGAAGCACCGCAAGGAGGCTGGCTCGGCCGCGATGGCAGAGACAATGGCGCTTGCCGACCGCGAATACGAGCTTGCGCTGTCAGAATACGAAACTGCGCGGATCAAATACCTGCTGGCGGACTCTGAGGCTGAGAAGGCGAAACTGTCATTCGAGGCATGGCGCACCGCAAGCTCGAACCGTCGCGCTGAAATGAATTTGAGGTAGGCAGCATGACCAAACCATATGCGCAGGAAAAGGTAACCGACGCTTACTTTAATGAGCCGGAGTCCATCCGCGTCTGCAATATCTCTTTCAGGCGCAACGATGAGCATGAGTGGTTGTGTATCAGGGCCATAAGGTCTCGCGAGCATCCGGCGTGGAGCAGGAGTCACAGCGACTTTCGGGTGGTGCATCCTAAGCTGAGGAGAATAAGGTGATGGGCGCTCGCGCCTTCACTGTTGCTTCACTGGCCGAGGCTTGGGGCTGCTCTGAGGGCGTGATCCGCAAGGCTATCGCTA